ATATTATTATTCTATTTCCATTTTTGGATAGTTGCTAAGTCTTATAGCTCCACTACTTGGCTTATAATTTAAAAGTTTTAAGTCTTCTACGGATAACTTATTAACTATTTTACCATCAACACAATATTAAAATTCGCTGTCTGAGCCTAGAACAATTGATATATTCATATTATTTTTTTAAAAATTGATTTAATTTTATCTAAAAAGCTCTTTTTCTCCACTAAAAGACCCAATTTATCATAAATTTTAGCCAAATTAACGTCATTTTTAAGCATTTTATCCACTTTCTTGTCTAAATAGCTATATAATTCCATGTTTTCCAACGAAACACGCTCTATCATGGTTTTTATGAGGTCTAAATAGACAAACAATGCTAAACTTGGCTCTGTTTTGGCTGTATTTTCTAGTTTTTTCTCAAGATCAATGATAACTTTGTTGATTTCTTGTAGTACTGGTAGTTTTTTAGGCATAATACTATTTCTTAAATAAATTTTCCATCAGAAATTTCCTTATAAAAGTACTCAAAGAAACTTCATAACTCTTTTTAAGCATAAATTCTGTAAGCCTTTCTTTTTCTTCTGGGGTTACATAGACAACTATTTTTTCTACTAGCTTTTCTTTTTCTTGCATACAATTTATATACAAGATATATATAAATTTTGCCAGATTGTCAAATAATTTACTTGTTTACAGAGTAAATGACTATAGAAAAGCAATTAGAATATCAAGTACAAGCTGAAATTCCTTTGGCTTTTATGAGATACTTAGAAACTCGGACTGACGAAAGAGTTTTGGAGGTTGTTTTAGTTTATAATGGTGTTGACCGTTTTGACACGGTTATAAGTCCAGAAGGAATGCGTACTGATCCAAATATTGTAACTGTAGATTATAACCATAAAGGCGTAAATACAGGAGCTTATCTAAGAAATGTACGAGTAGAGTCAAATTATAAACTTGATGATGGTACAATCCTTGAAAAAGCTTTAGTTGGCAACATTCATATCCCAAAAGATTCTGAAATGTTTTTCATGGATAAGGAAGGTCAAAAAAGAAGTAATGGAAATCTTTTTGAAGCTGTAACTAAAGGACAAGTTCGTTCTGTATCAGTAGAGTTTAGACCTTACCAGGGAAAACAGATCACAGACACAAAAACAGGTATAACTACATTTAATGAATGGGATTTATTAAGACTATCTCTTTTAGATGTAACGCCTGGACAACCTTATTCAGGAATAAAAATAACTCGTTCTTTAATCTCTAATCAAAATAATATGTCAGAAGAAAATCAAGTAATCCCAACAACAATTAACCTTGAAAGTATCCGTTCTGCCCTGGAAGCTGGAACTGTAACTTTAGATGAGTTAGCTACTTTAACAGGTAATAGAGATATTACTGTTGAGTTTGAAGACGAAGCTACTCCACCTGAAGGAGAAACACCAACTCCTGATACTAACCAAGACGGTGAAATCTCAGATCAAGAAATGAGAAGTTACATAAAAGAAGTTAAACGTGCTTTTGGGGCTAATCCTAGTATGGTTAATGAAAAAGTAGCAGAAATTGAAAGAATATGTGGAGAAATGAAACAACGTATGGATACAATGCTTGCTGACAAAGAAAAAACAAATATAAACGAAGATGAAATAGAAGCTCAGAAAATTAGAGCATTAAATCTTGATCTTATAACTATACCAGAAAAAAATTCTGAAAATGCTGGGGACGGTCAACGTTCGCTAGGCAACGAAGATGAAAATAAAGGCAAGGAAGACGATCAAAACAACGTAATTAGAGCTTATCAAAAAGCTCTAGGATACAAACTATAAACTATATATACTATATGCAATTATCTTCTCAAATCAAAGCACATATCAAAAAATCTTTTGATGAATTTGAATATGCAAACTTAGAAGTTCAAAGAGGGCGACTATTTCGTTCTATCTGTGATGAAATCGCTAGTACAAACAAAACTGGAAATGTAGATTTAGGTAAAGCTTTATCTATTTATTTCCATGTTGATAAAGAATTTGCTAGAGAACTTTCTTTTGTTAGAAGTTTACAAGGTGACAATACTTTTAAAAATCAATTTGAAAAGCTAGAAGCTGATAAAGTTGACGGACAAGACAGTTTTACTCGTGCTGCACAACCTGTAGCTAGCGATGCTGGGGCTGGACAGAATGATCTATCAGACCAATTAGTAGTTAATTCTATCACTGCAAGAATTGAACAGGACTCAGCTATAATGAGTTTTGTTGATAAAAAGTCAACTCTAGGCTATCAATCTGTTAAATTCCCAATTTTTAGCTCTACTGTTTTTGCAACTAAGAAAACTGTAAGTGCTGCTTTTGACGATTTTTCAGATGACACAACTGGTGGTATAAAAGACTTAGATAAAGTTGAAATCACTCCACAAAAGATTGGTTTTACAAAGGATTTTGAAGCTGAGGCTTTTGTTAAATTAAATGCTTCTTTTGCTTCTCAGTTAACTGATATAATGACTAAATTATACTTAAGAGGTGTAAAACAAGATTTATATTTAGGGGCTGGGACAGGTGCTACTTCCACTGGAATGTTCACTAACGCCACAACTGTAACTTACACTTCAAGTGCTGCAACAACAATTCAGAAGATGTTAGCCGCCGTTGGAACAGCAAACAGAGGTAGTGAAGGTTACTTTTTACTAACAAACACTGCTGGTGCTTCTTTGTTAGCCTTTGAAAAGTTAAACAATGATGCTTTCAATGCAAACATTAATCTTGGTGCACCAGGTCTAGCTGGTACAGTTATGGGTCTTCCAATTATTATTGACGATGCTTTAGTAACATCTGGTAGCTCCCCTTCCGTAACAACTGCTTTATACTTAGGTAGTAAAGGTATGTACAAATGGGCAGAAGGCTTGCCTGCAACTATTGAAACTGATAAATACCAGAACTTCAAAACAGGTCTACAAACTGTAAGAATAATGGGTATCAACGGAGGTAAACCAGCTTTTGCTGATTCATTCGCTAAAACTACACTTCCTAATATTTACTAATATGTTTATATATACAGCACTTTGTAACTTTACTGCCAATGTTGATAACCAGCATAGACAGTTTGTCAAAGGTGATGTTTATGAGACAAATATAGAGAATGTCGAGCTTGATAGTTATATCTCGCTCGGCTTTGTCTCTAAGAAAACCAAAGAAAAAACAATTAAGAAATAATTTATTATGATAAAAAAAATAATCGCACCAACAGTTTCAGCAGTTGCTACTACAGCTTTTGTTGCAAGCAGACCTTTCGGGGTTCAAAACGCTTCAGCTGAAGTAGTTTTAGGAGCTGGCTCAGGAACAGTCTCAATTCAATTTGCAGGTTCAAATGATGGGACTAATTACACAAGTATTGGTTCTGCTGTAACAGCTACAGATAGAGCAGTCGCTTTATCAAGCACAAATCTTGTATATCAATTTTACAGGGCTACAACAATAATTTCCACAAATACAAAAGTTACCGACATTACATTTAATTTTATTTAATGGCATTTACAATTACTGAAGTTAAAGCTTTAATTCCTACCACAATTAGTGATGGGCTTTTAACTCAGTATTTGAATTTGGTAAAGGCAGAAGCGGATTTGCAATTGAATAATATCTTTGCAGATTCGCTTACTACTGTCACTGAGTCAAATTGTATAAATTATAAAACACAAAACTATAACGGTTCTAACTTTATTTCAATTTCAGCTTGGCAACCAGGCAGTTTAACTATTAAACTAACAGATGAGAAAAATCAGAATCTAGCTAGTTTAACAGAAACAGCTTTAGTTTTGGGTGAAGACTATACTTTATGGTATGGTTTTAAAGGTCAAAAGATACCTGGATTAACCCTTCCAGCAACCGCTATTAAATTACTTAATCGTAGGCTTGGTTATAGTGAAATATTAAGAGTTTATGGCACTTATGGCTGGCAAGTTGGCTATCCCCTAGAACTTCAACAAGCACTATCTAATGTAATTATTTCTTTAGCTAACTTTGCAAATAATAATACTTTGTTAGGGGCAACTAGAGTCAAAGATTTAAGTACAGAAATTGAGTTTAGTGATATTTTAGCTGAAAAACTAAGAGATCAAGCTAGACTTCTATTAAACGACCCAGCTTTTAGTAATATTGTAGCTAAATACTTAAACGCTACTCAACAAACCGTAACTATTATTTAGTATGTTTGATTTGGCGACTTCGATTACAGCTACAAAAACAAGCAAAATAGATTTACCTGGTGTAGCTGAATCACAAGAGATAGAAACAGTTTATCTAAATAATGTCTCTCGTAGAGTTGTATCAATGCCTAACTACAAAGACATGAGAGTAAGGTCAGGACAACAAGCAAATGAAAAAGCTGAATATCTTATATATTTAACTCCTATCGATCCTTGGTTGCCACAACTTACTCGAATTGTATGGACATTTAGAGGCAAAGAATTTTCAGGTGAGGTAAAATTTACTAAATCAAAAGGTGCTGTAAACTTAGGATATGATAAAGAATGTTATATTATATCTGATAATGAGTAATTTATTTTCTGGGCTGGTTTTCAGTTTAAAAAACTCACTATGCCTTCCAAGCGTGTTCCAGTCCAGAAAATAGCTTATTCTTAAAAACTAAAAAATTATGTCATCAAGAAACTACTCAGATTTATTTAAACAAGGAATGGACATTAGTTTTAATAGTCAATCTTTTTTTACTTCTAATAGCTTTGATAGTTTAGCATATTTTGGAGGAACTAAAGACGATAGAGTTGGTGGGATAGACGAAGTAACTCAACACATGATGAATAATCCAACCGTCTTTGGTATTATTAAGAAGATTAGTGACATTATTTATGAATCAGGCTATAAAGTATTTAAAATACAAAAAGACGGCTCTGTAGCTGAAACAGCTTCGTCAACAGAAATTAAAAACCTTTTAAGAGACAGAGGGATTGACCAAGTAATCCAAAACTTTATTGTAGCAGGATACGGTTCGGGACTTGGAAATGGCTTAGGCTACAAAATTAAAAATAAAGGTAAAATTGAAGTTAAATTTGACCCTTTTATTACCGCTGGATTTCACAGAGTTGAAGTTTACTCTGAAAACAATTTAAACAATTTAGAAATTCTTAAATATAAGATTCTAAATAGAACGGGACAAGCTGTTTATGAATTTAATAAAAAAGATGTTTACCATTATCAATTTGCTAACCTAACTGGCAATCCTGCTTTTGGTTCTAACCCAATAGTCCACGCTGCCAAACATCTTAGGCTCATGTATTGTATTAATATGGCTCAAGATAGTATTTTTACTGGTGGAATGCAAGCCAGCAAGCTCTTTGGTTTAGATATGGATGCCATGTTAAAAACTGGTGTAGCACCTGCTACAATTCAAGCCAGTCAGCACAAGCTAATTGAAGATTTAAAGCAAGCTCAAGGGTTAGCTAATAAAAATAGAATGGTAATGTTAAGTCACCCTATAAAGAGCTACGACATCCAGATGAATAATAGCGAAATGAGAGTACCAGAATTACTACCAATGCTTGACGAACTTATCTTTAGAGCTTTTGGCGTTGATCCAGCTATTCTTAATAATTCTCAGAGCAAATATGATAATGCTGAAAAAGCTAAAGATCAGCTTTACCAATCTGTAAGACCTTTTACAATGGCTATTGAAAAGTTTGTAGAGAACTACTTTTTACCAAACTTAATTCCTCAATATGATACTTCTAAATTTATTTTTAGGATTCCAAGACAATTTAGTGACGAAGAAATCAGAATTAAAAAGACAATTAGTGAGCAAACAGCTAGTTACTTTAGCAATCTTAAAAATGCTAATGAGTCATTATCAGATATTAACGTCAAAGTCTTGCCTACTTCTGAAAAGCTTAAATACTTTCAAGAGCAAGGCATGGAGTTTAAGACTATGGGTAAAGAGGAAATCAATATTACACCTTCTGAGAGCAATCAAATAGCTGATAGTTTTACTCAGATTACTAATGCTGAAAGTGTGAATAGACAGCTAGACCAACAAGAGATTGACGATGTTTACAGCAAATACCAATCCACAGTAAACATGAGTGCAAGCGAGCTTGAGGCTTGGTCAAATAATGAGTGTAGTAGAAATGCAAGCCTCGATAGAAGCCCTATTGAAAGGAATTTAAAACTACTAAGAACACCTAAATCAGAATGGGGTCAAAATGAAGTTACTCAAGCAAACAGAACTATTAGTTTTGTATCAAGAATGAAAGGTGCTGAACAAGGTGAGCCTACAAAAACAAGTGATGGCAAAAGTTGCCCTAGTAGAAGAGATATTAGCTTAAAAAATTGGGCTTACAATCCTACAAATAATATAAGTGATAACTTTTGGAATACTGTAAAACTTAGGATTGATAAAAGCTTTAAACAGGTTTTAGAGGCTTGATAAAAACACTCTTCTCTGCTCGCTAGCCAGCTTATTAGCCTCTTCCAAATTACTTAAAATAGGTACATAATACTCTTGACTTCCATGATGTAATCCAAGTCCATCAACAACATTGATGTTACCACCACCTAGTTTTGACCACTCATCTTTGGTTTTAATCATGTATAAAATTTTAGCAGTTTCACCACTAGCTTTTAAATTAGGCAAGACACTTTTTGGTACAACAGCTTTGAAATATTGTGTGTTTGTAGATGTTGCTAAAATAGCTCTAAATAACGCTCTAGGGTGAGCTAGTACAGAAAGCTTAAAAATATTCTTATTAAATGAAATTTGCTCTAATTGATCTGTAGCTAAACTTCTCTGATTTGAACCTTGATTAATATTTTCAAAAAATATTTCTTTTACTCTTCTAATACTATTTGCAAAGAAAGCTCCAATATTTGATAAATAACCAAACTTAGCAATTTTAGTTTGCTTAGTAATAATTTCCTCACTAAGTTTTACTAGATTGAAAATAGCCACAGCTACAAGAGCTTGTTTAATTGCTTCATTATTTAATTCAGCTTGTATTTTATCTTCAAATAATTTTACAGCTTCTTTTTCTTTTATTTCCAAATAATCAAAAGCTTGTTTTGTCGCTTCCTCTTCTGATAAAGAATTGTTGTTGTAAATATTAGCTAACTCATCTCTAATTTCGTTTTCTATTTTAATTAACTCTGGTAAAAGCACTTTTGCAAACTGTCCTTGTAAAAATTGTTCTAGTAATAAAATTACAGCTAAAAATTTGTCCTCAGTTTCGTCACTTGGTATATCTTCAAAACCTCGAGTGAAAAAAGCGTCAGCAAATTTAAGTTTTTCTAAAAGCCAGTCAGAAAGGCTTTCATAATTGCATGTATTTGACTCTTTCTGGATAAATTCATTTAATCCTCCATAATCAGGTTCAAAGTTCCTGGAAATGGATAATTTAACGCTAGAATCTAATTCAGCTAAATCATAAGTTCCAAATAGTAAAACTTGACTATGTAATTTAGAAAATTCTGTAAATTCTCTTAATTTATGATCTGAAATATCTAAATTCCTATTTTGAATTAAATTACTTAATCTATCTTGATGGATTTTAATTAAATAATCTTTATTTATTCCAGCCGACTGAATTTTTGGAAGCATATTTTTAAATTACTTATATATTGATTTTATTGTAAAGTATTGACAATAAACCATATAATTAAAATTATAATTGTATATGGCTTCTTACGCAACTGGGAAACAAACAATACCTGCCGCTACTGCAACTAAACTTACTTTACCGTTGGGTTATGGTTGTAAGTATTTATATCTACAAGCCAGAACAGCTATTGATATATATTTTGGCTATGATAATACTGTTACAGCTTCATCAGCTACAGCTAATTTAATTAAATCAGGAAAAGAAAGAGTGATTTCAATTGCAGCAGGTGACGAGGCTTGGGTATTTATTACAGCAGGAGGAGATGTAGATTGGGCTTTAAATGCTAACATAGAATAAAAATGTATCTACAGCCATATTTTAGTACATTACAAAATAATAACTCTAATATTATACCTACTGATCTTTCTGGTCTTAGGTTATGGTTAGATGGTGCAGACTCCTCTTCAATGACCAATGATGGGGGTGGTGTTATTTCCCAATGGCGTGACAAAAGCGGGCTTAGTAACCATAGTAATGCAACTCTTACAGCTAGACCTCTTCTTGTTGCCAATGTCAAAGCTGGTAATTCTATCCTTAGATTTGATGGCGTACTTAATTTCATGAGTTTAACAAGTAATATTGTATTAACTGGTGAGTATACAAGATTTGCAGTTGTGATGAATACACTGACAGCAGGAAATAAATTTTATTTTGGACATACAGCTAATCAAAAAGAGGGTTATACAGCTGGTACACCAATTAAATACGCTTTGCGTGTAGTTACCTCAGTAGACACAATAAATAACTATCCAATTGCACAGAACGCATTTGGTTTGATTTCCTCAGCTAGAAACTCTAGTAATATTGTTGAATGGTTATCTAATAATAGTAGTTACGCTCAACTATTCTCTGGGGTAGCTCAAAGTGGTTCTAATACTATTAGTCAAATTGGTAAAGATGAAACAATCAATTACTGGACTGGTGATATGGCAGAATTACTTGTATATAATCGCAGGCTGTCAGCAAGTGAAGTAGAGTCAGTAAAAGCATATTTGAATAATAAATGGCAAATCTACTGAACTGAACCCAATATGGACTTTCAAAAAACAACATTTCCAGTTTTAGCTACAGCCACATCTGGGGATAGTGTTCAAACTTCCAATTATTTAGCTGGGGCTGGGGACAACAGCTCTTTAATTCAAGATGCTTTAGATGAGACATCTGCAAAAGGTGGTGGTGTAGTTTTTGTCAAAAATGGATTGTATGGCATGACAAAGCCTATAATCATGCCTGCTAACGTAACTATACAAGGGGAAAAAAATACAAAACAATCTGGTGTAGGAAATAAAGGTGGGGTAATGTTTAGAGTAGACGAAGCTGTCACTACTACAAATCCAATTCAGGCTATTTTTATTTCAAAGGGTCAAGATTATGTCAATCAAGGTCAAGACCTCTTAATTGATGCTGGTAGATTTCAAAATGTCACCATTGATGGAAATGGTGGTAGAGCTTTGTCGTGTATAGATATACTTAATTCTGATTCTTTAAAGTTTGAAGATTGCACAATAAGAGGAGCTTTGACAGGGATTAAAGGTAGGTATAATGGAATTGGGTCAGACGGCTTGGAATTAGCATCAGGCGATAAATTACCTGGTGGGATTAGAGCTAGTGATAGTATAATTAGTTCTATTTTAGGTGGTACAGATATTGATTTAGAATATTTTACACAATGTTGGTTTCACAATATTTGGTCAGAGTCGGCTGGTAAAGCTTCTAGACACATGAGACTTAAATGATGTTACAAAATATATTTTTCTGGTGAATGGAATAAAATTACAGATTGTTTCATGCAACTCGAAGATGATCCTTTCAATCAATGTAGTGATATTGCAATTTATGGTCAGATTGTAAACGGTGATGATTCTATACCAGTGTTTAGAGAACAAAGAAAAAATGTTTTATCCGCTAGAAACATTACAGTAATTGGGAATAGAGCAAGTGGTAGTTTTGATTATACTGATTTGCTTAATCCTGCAACAAATCAAATTTTGTTTGGCGGAAATACAAGATCAGGCATAACAGATTTGTATTCTAATCAAAATATAAAAGGTCAAAAAACATTTATTGATAATGTATTTTTTGGTAATGCTACAAAACCAATAGATCAATATCAAGTTTTCAATAAAAAAGCAGGTCAGCAAGCTATATATGATCTCAGAGAAGCTGGCATTTCACAAGCTAAAATAACATTGACTACAAATAACGATTTAGTCATCTCTGCTGGCAACGCCAGTATTACTCTTGATCGTAAAACTGGTAAGGTTACAATGACTTAAGCTGATGTGATACTTGACAGAGTGATTTTAAACAATCTCTCTATTATAAATGCAAGGAGCGTCTACAGCTAGTGGTAATGTGGTAGTAAACACAACAACAAGTTTAGTAATTGACCTTTTAGTGGCTTGGGGTACTGCTTCTCTTAGTAATACAATTACAGGTGTAATGTTTATGTTAGAACCTTTAAATTAAAAATTATGTACACAAAACCCTTCCCTGGCAATTACAAAATAACCTCAGGTTTTAAACCTGCCAACAGACCAAATCATACAGGTATTGACTGGGGTTGCCCTAAAGGTACGCCTTTGTTTGCTATCCTTGGTGGTAAGGTTACATTCTCAGGCTTAGATCAGTTCGGAGGTGCATATATAGACATTAAACTTGACAACGACTATTTAGCCCGATATATTCACTTGAGTAGACTTGATGTCAAAAAAGGTCAAAGAGTTGAAAAAGGACAGCAAATTGGATTATCAGGTGGGGTAAAAGGTGAGTGGGGAGCTGGTCAAAGTACAGGTGCGCATCTTCACTTAGCGATCTCTAAAAACGGAAATGCTAGTGGCTTTTATGACTATAAAGATATTATAAACGATTGGAATAACAATATGCCTCAAGTGCAATCTTTCAACAATTCAGATATTCCCACAATCGTAAATAAAGCTGGTCAGAATGCTGGTCAACAAGCTTTGACACTTTTTCAAGTACAGGCTGGAAATGCAAAACTACAACCTGGTTACATGAGACTTCCTCAATCGATACGAGATTGTGCAGATAGTTCGTTTTATCTGATTACCAACTATTTCACACAGTGTTATTGCGATAGACTTGATGATATTGAAAGATTACAAAAAGAAAATACTAATTTAAAAGCTGAGATAAAAAATCTTAAAAACAAGTAATATGAAAGAGAAACTACAAGAATTTATTAAAGACGTTGTTGAATTGGTAAGAGAGCCAAAAACAACCTTTAAATATTTTGTAGATTGGCTTTGGAGGGCTTTGAATGTTAATTTATCAATCGCATGGATTGTAAATGGATTATTAGCAGAATATTACTATTCAGGGGCTAGACCTTTTGTTAAAACACTTTTGATAAACTTCCCAATTTTTTTAACTCTATATATCTTTGTCGGAATTTATAGACAAAAAAAAGAAAGCGAATCAGAATCAACTTTAATTCAAAAAAATATAGATGCCTAACTTTTTCATTCACAATATAACTGATAAATTGGATGTGCCAATATTTTTATATTTTGTATTTTTAGGTATTTTATTGTTCCATGTTAAATATGTAAAAGTTCCAGAACAGCCAAGTCTGAGACATTTAATTATAGAACTGAATAAAATTAACAAATCAAACAATCAAATTTTAAAAGAACTTAAATCAAAATAATATGGACTTAACAACACTTATAAGCTCAGGGACAGTAAGTACTTTTGGTATCTTTGCATTATTAGTAATCAAGCTTAGTGATATGTATTTTGCTTCTAAAAAAGAGGATAAAACAGAGCAGATTAAGAGTTTAATCGATAAAGTTACAAGCCTAGAAAAATTGAGAGAAGATGATAAAAAAGAGAGTACGTTTCAGCATGAAGAAAATAAAAAAGAGATTGAAGAACTAAGAATTGAAAATAAGGGTTTGCAAAATCAAATTATACAATTAAGAGAAGAGAACGGAGAGCTGAAAGGTATTATCTCAGGTCTTTCAAAAGACCAAAGGTTGAAAGAAAAACTTTTAAGTCAATCAATGAAAAAACCTTAATCAATCATCAATAAAGCCACATTTATACTAGGTAAATTAGTATACGTCTTGTCCTCAAGATCATGTATAGTCAACTTCCATTTTCCAAAGAACTTAGGCTCAAGTCTGTATCCTGGAGCTTGAAAATATCCCTCAAGCTCCAAAATAAAGATAATCCCTTTGTGCGTGAATTTATTATTTTCTAAATCTTTACCAAAAGATTTTTTATACTCTGCTAGACAATGATTGTAGATGTCAGACATATTATTTTAAGCCTTCTTTAAAACTTTCAAAAATCTGAGTTAAAAAAGTATGTTCTCGGTCATTATCTTTAAACTTATGTAAGATATGTTGAATGTTTTTGTCTATATCTCTCATTTTAATTCCAGTACTTTCAGTCTTGGTTACAACCTTTTCAACCACAACTTGCTCTACATCTGGCATAAAGACTTTACCCTCTTGGTTCACAAATATTGCTACACCATCAACATCAATTAAAGATTTAAGACTTTGATTAGTGATCTGTCCTTCTTTAAATTGTTTTGTCGCCCGAAGTTGTTTACTTTTTAATATCCAACGCCTGTCTTTTTCGTATATATCCAACACTTGCATTTGCGGGACAAGATAATAGATTGTAGAAGTTTTAATACCTGCTTTGACTAATGGCATTATCTGGTCATAAAAAGCCTGTTGTGCTTCATTTAAAAGAGCGGTTGCACCAACAAGTTTATTATCTTTTAATTTTCCTTGATCCCCAAGCTCAATTAGATTTTTTATTTGGTTTTTTCGTTGGCGTTCTTTAAGTTTGGCTTTAGACATACATCATAAAAAATTTATCGTTTGTTGGTCTGGCTTTAATCTTAGGAGCGAGATCAGCCTCAAATTGTTCTTTAGAAATAGAAGTCATACCAACTTTTTCATAAAATTCAACTGCTTTCTTCCAGTCTGAAACTGTAGCTAAGTAAATACTAGTTTTAGCTGTGCAAATATTATTTGCAATACTTTGGCCAATCGCTTGGTTAAACAAGTCAAAACCTATGCCTTTGCCTCTATGTCGTTTATCTACAAAGAATTTACGAATAATTGTTTTCCCTTCTCCTTTATATTCAGTTGAGATTGTACCAACTATTTTGTTTTTGATCTCCATACCAAAAAGTTTTTCTTTTGGTCTTGAGAATATTGTTATATAATTCATTTGTACCTCCAAACTTGGCTCTAAGCCTTGCTCTGCTAGAAAATTGGTGTAAATATCAAAAGCTTCTACAAGTTCGTAGTTGTGTTGAATTAGTACAATTTGCTTTTGAGTTGGTAGGTCTACGGTTGGGTTTTCTATGATCATAATTTAATCTAATTCAAAGTCTCTTGTGTTTGTATATATTCAAATGTGACTACTTGCCAGCATTTCTCTTCAATAGTAATATATTTTCCGTCTAAGCTAGGAAACTTTTTTGAGTGGATAATTATTTGAAAATAAGTTTTCATAATTATAAGTTTAACATTTAGTAACAATACCACTTCGTCTAGCACCGTACCAAGGACAAAAGCCTTGTTCTGAATAAATATCAAGAGCTATAGCAATATTGTTATCTGGGTTGATTAGCCAAGCTATATACTGAGCTGTACAAGGGTCTTTTCGGTCTCTTGAATTGCCAATTGTACATTTGATACCAGATAGTTTTTCGATTCGTTTACGTTGATAGAAAGTGTTGATTTGTTTTAATCCTGCGTCAAAACCAGCACTATTAAGGTCTGCATAATTACAATTGCGGTAGTCTCCGCCTATCATATACTTTTTGCTACAGACTCCAACCGAATCAACTTTCATAGTTCCATTCTCGTAAAACAATGAAATGCCAGCGGTGTCTGCTACAACTTGACCGTATTTATCAAAGAATGCTTGCCAAAGTTTTAAACCGTTAGCGTTACTTTTAACTATATCAAGTAAGTATTTGCCAGTCACTTTTTTTCCACTGTTTAATTTAAAAAGTTTTGTGGATATATTATTTTCTGGCATATTTACTTGAGCTTTTACTTGTTGAATAATTACAGGTTTAAGTTGCTCTGGTTTAGGTAGATCACTCTCTATAGTGTCTACCTTGAGACTTTTGGGCTTTCTGAACTAGATAAACTTGTTTCAATTTCTTGAGCTTTATTCAAAAGTTCATAAGCTTTTGCTTTATTATCCTCTGCCTCAGCTTGCTTTAAAGCTTTATTTTTAGCAGTTTTGGCTTGTTCTGCAAGTTCGGCTGGTGTAGATGTGTGAGCCTCTGCAATTTGTCCTTGTTGCTTCTGTGTAGATTGATAAAGCATTGAAATTAAGATAAGAAAGGTTACAATGATTGTTACTGTTTTTGTTAAGTTGTTTGTTTTTTGGGACATATTTAAAATATGAATTATTTTATTTGGTATTTAAGGTCTCTTACATACACAAATTTAGGTATTAAGTAGATATTTTTACCTCTGATATTGTGTATAAATTGGATATGTAAGAGACATAGTTTAATTTTTAATTTTTTAGTCTACAACCCTCTTAATTGTTTTTAGAAACGGATCATATTCCGTTTCAATCATTTTTTTGTAAATTCCAACGGGAATTACTAGAGGGGCGTGTTCTTCGTGCGTGATAACTGCTGGGGCTTCTCTTACAGCGGTATATAAATCTTCACCGTCAAGATAAAATTCAAGATAACCACCAAGAGTTGGAGCAATAACATGAGCGTTACCTGAATGCTCGCCAAGCTCAATCCAAATACCTCTTGTGTGTTTATTAGTTTTTGCTAAATTTACTTTTTTAGCTGTTTTTGGAAGTTCTGAAGAAATTAAATTGACATCTCCGTGAATTATGTTAGACATATATATTGTAATAATTAGATTTTTAACTTTGTGAAGTCGCAAGTAAATACTCGTCAACTGTCATATTGTGTGATTGTGCTATAGCATTTAAGCTACCTTTATTCGCAATTGTAGGGTCTACCCCTTTCCAATAACTTAATTCATCAATTGAAGCGTGTGGATATACAAGCATATATTCGTCTTCTAAAATTTTAGGAATATTTACTTTATACAATTTGTATAAAAGCGTTTTTTCCACCATTTTTAGTTTTTCAATTGTAAAGTTAATTTGAGCAATTCCACCAATAAATTCTACTGAGTTATGCTCAAGATAGCTAGCTTGCTTCGTAGCTTCATCAATTAAAGTGGCTTGATTATTTGCCACTAAATCAGATATAATAGACTCTGCATTACAGTACTTAAGTGCGATTGCTCTCTGGTCAATATCTTCAATTGCTAATATTTCTGGTAAAGTAAGTTCATGTTTTACTATTTTCCAATACAATTCCTCATTGCCAGCTCGGTCAAATCGGATACCGTCTAGTGCGTATAGACCATAACCATCGGAGAATTGTATGGCGTGTCCATCCTCGCAATGCAAATCGTTATTAGAATTACGCTTAATTTTATCTGGAATCGGAACAACAATACAAAAACCTTTTAATTGTATCGACATGAAAATTCCTGTCTTTAAGTAATTTTTGACTAAATCAAATTTCTTTTTTAATTTTTCAGAGAAAAAGTCAAAATTTTTAATAAAAAAATCATAAAAGCTGACCCAACCAAAATCTAAATAACTGCCATAGTTTGAAAAAAAGAAATATTTTATGTTCTGAACTTGAGCCCGAACTTGAGCATCAACTTGATCCCCAACTTGAGCCAGAACTTGAGCCCCAACTTGAGCCCAAACTTGAGCCCCAACTTGATCTCGAACTTGATCTCGAACTTGATCTCGAACTTGATCTCGAACTTGATTCCCAACTTGAGCCTGAACTTGATCCCCAACTTGATCCCCAACTTGAGCCCAAACTTGATTCCCAACTTGATTCCCAACTTGAGCCCAAACTTGATCCCCAACTTGATTCCCAACTTGATTCCCAACTTGAGCCCAAACTTGATCTCGAACTTGATCTCGAACTTGAGCATCAACTTGATTCCTAACTTGAGCCCAAACTTGAGCATCAACTTGTTCCTGAACTTGAGCCCCAACTTGAGCATCAACTTGTTCCTGAACTTGAGCCCAAACTTGAGCCCAAACTTGATCTCGAACTTGATCTCGAACTTGAGCATCAACTTGAGCCTGAACTATATTAGCCATTATTTGAGCTTCTAAAGGGTTTTTAGCTATTAAAGTTATCGGTTTTGCTAAATTACAAAACTTATAAAGAGAGTTATTTGCTTTAATAACTTGTTTTAAATTTAAAGTTTTGGGTTGTTTTCCAAAAATTAAATTAAGCCATTTTTCTCTGCACACAGAAATTTGTGCTTTTTGCTCAGGTGTTAATGTATCGATCACAATATATAAAAGTTATTGTTGTTTATAAAGTCTTGACGGGCTGTCATGTCTGTCATATTCAGCTTGAAGTTTTTGCATTTCCTCTTTTGTAAAAGTTTTTTCAGCTTTTAATGTTTTTAAAAACATAAAGACTAAAATTGCTAAACCTATTGAGAAAATACACAAAAATGTGATTTGGATTGAGTTCATAAGAGATTTTTTAACTGTTTTTTAATTACAAAATATCATTTATAGCTGTTTGTAATCTTGCTAATTCTAGCATATTATCAAGTAAAGTCTCGTAAGACTCTGTAAGTTCTTGATCTACAACAATGTTACCTCCGACATAATAAGAGTCATCAGACTTAATGTCTTCACCTGCCTCTTCCATGTTAGTTTTAGCTTGCTCGTATAGATAAAGTGATTTGGAAATATTAAGTTCTAGTGTTGCAAGTTGGAATAGATTTATTTTTGTAAGTATTGGTTCTAAAAGAACTGGAAACTTTAAAACTTCACCATTGAATAAATAAATATCGTAAGCTAGAGTTTCGTTAGAAGTTGCTAATGTAGCAATATTAGTTGTACTTGTGAGCGTTTGCGTAGACATATATAAAAGTTTGAGTTTAGAAATCTAAAAAGTGTTTCTAACAACTCAATATATATATTCTATTTTTAATTAACAAAGTTGTCAAGAAGAAATTGAGAAGATTGTCTAAAGACTATATTATATATACTTTCACAGCCTATTTTATTCTATCAATTTTATCTAAAATGCTTTGTTTTGCACTTTGCGTGATGTAGTATTCGTGATTTAGTATAATCATATTATTTAATTTTTTTTACAGTATTTTCCAAAATAGCATTCAAATAAAGTCGAGATTGGCTTACAGCTTTTTTAATCTTTTGCGTTTCCTTTTCCAAATCAAAATTAACATCAAATAAAGTTACTTTGTATCTATCGTCAATATCATCGTATTGATTATTGATCCTAACCTGTTCTTGTTTCTTGTCATCATCTAAATACCAACCCATTTGTCTCACAATTTCATTTTCAGGCGTGTTAACTAAGCAGTAAGCCAATTTAGACTTTTCTTTTCCAACGAGCCAACAATAGCTTATCAGTTGGTATTTATAAACTTTAGTTACACCAGATTTAAAATAACTGAAAATGTCCCGACTTGTTTTAATATCAAGTATAGTTTCTTTTCCAATTATATCAGGTGTTCCACAAACAAAATCATTATCAAACTTTTCTTCATTCTTAATATACTTAGAATTAAATATACGGTTAAGTAGATCAATACTAGCCTGTTCCTCACTTGTACCTTTTTGCATCGCTGGTGTGTCTAGTAGTTTTCTCCTACCAAAAAACTCCTCAATAAAAAGCTCTTGTAGGTAGGTTTTAGCTGTCTCTGATAAACTATCATCATCTCGTTTAGCAATTAAGTCATCAAGATCAATCTGTTGTTTTTCAGTTAAACCTTTTATAGTTTTCTTAGTTTCCAGTTCTTCAATTTTAGCTAGTTGCTTTTCAGTTATTCCTTCACTAATTAAATAACCAACGCTAGAACACCTAAACTTATAATCGCTAAAGCTTACAATGTGACCAGTTAGGTTTTGAGCCTGTGTAAAAACAGGCTCTGTATTTAAAGTATTTATGGGCATAAATGTATTATATATAATTAGAACGGCATCTGTGTACCGATCTCCTCAACATCAATTTCAGGTAAATCATTTACGAAAGTTTTATTTATTGGAGTTTCATCAACAGCTTCTTCTATATAAGTTTTAGGCGTATAATCTTTTGGATTTTCCGCTGTATATTTTTCAACATTTTTAATTACTGTTTCAATTGCAGTATCAAAAACTTGATCTTTTTCAAATACCCAATTGGAGTCAATTTCATTGATTTCTACTTGCACTTTTTTACCAGTGTCAGGATCAGTAGATGATTTTAAAACCTTATTGTAAACTTTTTTTGGTAAAACAATTGCCCCTTTTGGTTTTGGGTATTCATCGCTTTCTGTACCAATCATTTTAGGTAATTTTACTGTATTTGAATATACAGTAATAAAGTCAATATAGCTTGCTTTTCCTTTTGGAATAAATGAACCTGTTTTAAAATCTATCTTTGAAAAATTAGTTTCAAAAATTAAACTAGCTATAATGCCTTCTAACAGACTTGAGTTTCTGGAAATAGTTACAACTTCTCTTACAAGGTTTTGATCTTTATCGTAAGAATGAAATTCAAAAAATACATCTTGAGCAACAAAGTCTTGTCCAGTTTTAGAACTTACTAAAGTTTTAGGTTTTGCTAAAGTTACTTTATAAAGCTCCCCTCCAAAAGAATTTGAGACATACTCGTCTTTTTTTAAAGTTTGATTATATTTTGTAAAACAAGACTCTTTTACTGCAATTGCTTTATCATTTTGTGATGTTTTAGAATATTCAAATTTTTTAAGTTTAAAGTACTGTGCGGATTCCGAATTGTCGGACATTGTGTGTGCGGGCATAAAAATACTTAGATAATTAGTAGCTAAAAAGATTGGATACTTGCAAATTTTGGAAGGAAAGTGATTATATCTGTTATGTAAACAATGTAAACAGTCATACAATCCAGGTTTACCACACCCTTTGTCTTTCCTTTTGTATTTAATTCTACCACTGCACTTTTTAACCACCAACTGTAAAAACTTAGTTTAATGTCATTTGCGGACAAAATTTACAAAATTACAATTAATAAACTTAAAAGCAAAGTAGAAATAAAAAAGAAAGCAAGATTAGCAAATGTCTGATCTATCACTACACCGTTTGTTGGTGAGTAATAAGTCAATAAGCCTTTACGTAGTGAGTATTTAGGGGTCATAAAAAAAGATTAAAGTCAACGAAGTTAAGATTTGCACTTAATACACAGGGAGCGACCGAGTGTTGCCACTGCTTGCCTTCATTATAGTGCAGTTCCATAGCTCGAACTGCTGAGCTGTAAAAAAGTTGCTTGTGAGTAATGAACCGACCTTGTCTAGTTAGCCCACCTAGAAGTTGAAAAAATAAGGTTAAGATAATTCCTGTATGCCCTTTGATTTTTTCGTTTTCTAGCTCTGATCTAAAGAATAACACAAATGAACAAGTCTGTCAAATAAAAGTTTGTTGGTAGCCTCTAATCTTAGATACAGCATTGTTTACATACTCATCATAAATAGCTTTCAATTGCTCTTTACTTGATACAATCTTCAATCTTTTTCCGACCTTTTTAAACTTTACCAAGCTTTTAAACTCTACTGATCGAGCAAAACTTCTAAGTCTCTGAGCTGGCACAATGCCAAGCTTTGGCAATTCTTGAATGGAATATGTAGTTTTATTCTCTCTGTGCCATTTTTTAAAGGCTTCTACGGTTTCTTGTATCTCGTCTAAGCTATTGTCTATAAATTGATACACAATCTTGTTTTTAGTTGGTATTTTAACGATTTTCAAACCATGGTCAAAGTTTAACTTAAACATCTGGTTTCGTATGTGTGGTGTTAAGATATTATGTGGGTAGTTTAAATCGCTGAAAGAGTACATACCCATCCATTACCAATCTTTACCAATTTTGTCAATTTTATCTTGACAGAATAGTAAATTATGTTCAGTGTAGCAAGGTGAGCTAAGAAAGGATAGACCCTTAATTAGCTGGCATATATACAAAGCAATTAACACTCTGGCTAGGAGTGTTTTTTGTTTGACTCATGCTCCGACATTTAATCAGTTTTTGGCGAAAAGTACAGTTTTATGGACTTAACTTGTTTTCCTTAAAATCTCTAATCTAATCAATTGCAAGCTAGATCTTGCAAAGTCAAACAACCAACCTTCGTATTTAGCTTTGATCTCTTGCCTTTTTTTACCCTGCAATTTTCCAAATATTAGCTCTTGGGGTATATCAAAAGGTATTCTAAGCATTGTAGCCGAGCCGTGTACATCATGGCTAAGTATGTGATTATCTCTTAGTGTTTCTTTTTCTTTGTCTGTATGAAAAGCTACACCATCAATCTCAATAAAAATATGTCCTTCTTTTATGTAACAATCTACAGAATATGGATTTCTTTTTCTGTTTACGTTGTTAAACATAACTTCTTGACTAAACTTCTCTTTGTTTCTTAATTCTGGGTTTAATTGTTTCCAAATATTGATTATTTTTTGTCCCGCTTGACTTTGCCCTTGTAAGTAGTGATCGTGTAGTGATTTGCTTTCAAGGTTTAGTTCCATAATTTAATCTTTTAAATTTTCTCTAATCACTCCAAACTCTGCAATACAAACAGCGTCAGTTACACCATCGTGAATTTTTGGTTTATTGGTTTTAAACCATTCAGAGCGGTCAAAATTCTTGGCTGGATATTTTTGAGCTATGTATCTTATACTAGGTTTATCTCCTTTGCCTGTTTTTTTAAGTCCTAGAGCCTTTTGCCATTGTTGAGGTCTTACTTCCTTATATTCAATTTTAAGAAGCTCTAAGCAGGCTAGAATACGTCCATAGTTGATATACATCGTATCATTACTAGATCGGGCTAGAAAAGGTCTTTCAATATACACAATTAAATTTGTGTCAGTATAATCTTTAATGTGTCCTAAAATTTCTTTTAAAGCTCCAACAGATATTTTTGAGTCAATAACTGGTAAGGGATTAAACTTTATTAGATTATTGTCTAAAAGTATGGCATAAGCTCCTACATTTCCAGGGTCAATTCCTAAAATGTAGGGCATTATTTAACTAAATTATAATGAATTAACTTGTCTATATAGTATCTTTCCAATCCGTTTTCAATCACCTTTTTTATTAAAATATTTGGTTGATTTTGAAGTAACAAACTTTTAACCTCATCTAGTATTTGTTTTAAAACATCTTCTTTTAAATTTGCAAACTTTAACTCACTAACCGCAATCTCGTATAATTCCTCATAATGCAAGTAAAGCTCATTCTTAGTCTTAGCCTGTATTCTTAGCTTTTTGTAGCCCATGTTTGGAAGCTGACAAGTATATGGATTTTTAGCAAGGTAAAATTTAAATCTGGACATTTCAAATAGCACATATCCCCCTGAGCAATCGGGGATTGTTTTTTATTCACTAATCTTGACAACAACAAAAATAAAGAGGATTATAGATGGGTAGAGTTTAGTTATTTTAAAGAAATGTAGGTGGCATTAGCGTGTAGCCTACCTTTCTTTAAGGTAATTAACACCTTAAATACACGCTATGTACTGGAAACAACCAATTACTACAGAGTGTCTAGTTATGGACACTGCAACACGTCTTATTTTTTTTGAAATAATGATACAAGCAAGAAATGAGGATATGCTGTATCCTGAATTTATTATACACGGAAATAAAAATATTGGTTACCAGTTAAAAAGGGGTCAGTCTTTATTTGTATCTGCTATTTTTAAGAAATTAGGGTTTTCAAGAAAGACAATTCAACGCAGTTTTAATTTACTATCTGATGAAAAAAGTACATTCAATATGACATTCATTCGTCAACCGTTTGGTTTCATAGTTACGGTCTTAAACTACGATGAGTTAGTAAAAATGACATTCAATAGTACAAACGAAGTACATTCAAAGTACATTCAAAGTACATTCAAAGTACACACCAATAACAAGAGTGTAGAGAATGAGGAAACTGTTAAGAGTGCTGAGAATATTTTTTATATGGGTGAAAATTTTGAAAAATTAAATGAAATTAAAAATAATCCAATTTTTTGTTTACAACAAAATCAGAATTTTAATGACTTAACTGAAAAAGAAATTGATAATTGTTTGTTAGTAGCTCTTGAAGATGCAAAATCAAAAAACAATAATCTTTCAATTGGTTCTGCTTTTACTTGGCTAAGAAATGAAAATGAAAGAAAAAAGAAAAATATTAAACCCGAAACAAATTCAACCGACCTTCCAAAAATTGCAACTCAAGCTGAATTAGCTAACTCTTAATTTTTATACATTATGTCCGAAATAATCAACACAGACGCAGAACTTTCAATCTTAGGAAATTTCATCATTTTCCAAGATAAATTGGATATTTTTCACAAATTAGATGAAAAGTACTTTGCAACCGAGCCAGCAAAATCAATATACAAAAGCTTAAAAGAGTGTTTAGAAAACGATAAACCAATTGACGCACTTAACCTATCAACTGCAATAGATGACACGCTCTTAGCTATTTCTAAAGCTAGTTTAGGCTCTGTAGAGTCTAGTTTTTACTTGATTTTAGATACTTATATGGCGAGGCAAGCCCAAGAATTAGGGCTAAAACTAGCAACTTACATCAAAAATTCAGACGAGGCTAAGATGATTATTGCTTATATGCAGTCTTTGCTTGTAGACTACAATCAAGAGCAAGATCCCAAAGAAAATATTTTCCACATTTCAGAAATCTTACCAAATCTATTTCAAGAAATTCAACAAGAGGGGTATCAATACAACTTCAATATTTCAGGTTTAGAGGAGATGGGGGTAAAACCAAGTCATTTAGTATCGGTTGTGGCACGCACAAAGAGCGGTAAAACAAGCTTTCTAACCCAAGTGGCTATAGACGTATTAAATAAAAATAAAAGTGTTTTATTTTGCTCCTTAGAGGTTAATGAGTTGGAAATAGGGAGTAAGCTTTTAGCTTGTCAAGCAAATGTAAATCCAATCGCAATTGAAAAGTATGGTCAATCAGATCAATCAGAGAATAACACACAAGCTATAATTAACGCTGTTAAAGCATTAGAAAACAAACCTTTAGAAATTTACAAAAGTTCAGAGTGTTACATTTCAGAACTCAAAAGTAAAGTCCTAGATTTTTGTAAAAAACATGACAACCCTGTAATTTTTATTGACCAACTACAATTTATTCGGTCGGGTAAAAAGTTTGACTCAAAAATAAATGAATATGATTACATCATGCAAGAGATTAAGTCTTTAGCTGCAAAAACTAATTCAATGATATTTTTAGCTCATCAGCTTAATCGTGATATTGAAAGGAGAGACGGTAAGTTTCCACAAACTTCGGACATAAAAGATTGTGGTAGAATTGAGGAAATATCTGATCTTGTTTTAATGTTTGCCAAGTCAAGTTCAGAAAGAGACGAAAACCGTTATTGTACGATTATTAGTAGACATATGCAAAGCGGAAAGGTGACACTTGAATGGAATACAAAAAGGGCAAGATTTTTTCAGAGTGGGGAATTTAAAAAATAACCCCCAATTGGTTTTAAGATTCAGGACTACAAACTAGCTAACTTATCCTGAACTAACTTTTTAAACTCTACTGATTTATCATTCTCATCTTTCATATCTTGTAGCTCTTTATTCAAAACTGCTAAGTGATTTTTCTTTTCTTCCAAAACATTTTCAATATTGATTATATTTTGTTTTTCATTAGCAATAAAATCTTTTTTAAGTTGCAAGTCTGCCTCAGAGTAAGGATCACTAAATTCACCAGTAGAATGTAAAGTTACAAGATATAGCTTTTTAACCATAACTAAATCTTTTCCAAAAACAAAAGAAAAAATTACTTGGTTATTTTGACCGTCAACAACATGGTTGATATAACTAGCTTTATTTTCCAAACTTTCAATGACCTCTGAATTTAATTCTAAAGTTTCTAATTTAGAATTTTTAATCACTAGAGTCAAACTAATTTGTAGAACTTCTCCATCAAAATTTATTCCTTTAAAAAATTGCTCTGTAGCTGGATCAAGTGTAATAACTAAATCTAAAATATCTTTCTGTACGTCTATCTTAGATAGTTTTAAAAGTGTAGTGTAAAAGGTGTTAAATATAGGCATATAGTTGTAATAATGGCTTTAAATAATTAGTTGTCAATTAGCTGGCGTGTAAGAAGCGGTAATACCAAAATATGTTAAAACTGAATTTGCATAAATTGAAAAGATTGAAAGACCTGCACCTGTACTTGGGTCATAAGTTAAATAATTTCCAAATAGAGCATAAATCAAATTTTGATTATTAGCGGATAAAGCTGTAAATTGTGTACTATCATACCCAATCATATTTGCTAGTAAATTATTATTATTTACTAGTCTGTCATATTGTACTTTTGTAATTTTAGTTGGATTAGTTGAAAAGTCAGGAATACCACCAATTAAAGTTCTTGTGCCAATAAAATCATTTAAACGCAATAGTTGCACAGAATTATCTATGGTAAAATTTAGTTGGTCACTAGCAAAGAAATTAAAAGTATATTTAATTGTGACAAGCCGAACACTTGCATCAGCTAATAAACTACTTGAAAATTGAGTGTATACATTACCTGTGTCAGCTCTAAATAACCAAAGGCTAACATAGAAATCCAAACTAAAATCTGTGACACCACCAATAGAAGAAAAACCACTAATGTCTTGAGCATACGCTACAACATTTGTAGTTAATTGAATTTGATTTACAAGATTCGTTTTGTATTGTGATACAGCAGGTAGAAAATGATATTTATTTTTAAAATATGTTGTAGTATAAAAACCTTCGTTACTTGATAAAGGAATTTGTGGAACACCGTTTACTAGATTTTGAAGTTCTAGAGTCAGTGTTGGATTAACGGGACTATTTATTGGATTTCCTTTTAAATCTTTGATGTCAGACACTAAGCCAGAAACCATTTTTTGATCTGGACTTCTTGAGTCAATTAAATAGTCATTCAGTGGCTTTAAAAAAGTTTCATTCATATTAGTTCTGTATGTTAGTTAAGTCTAAGTCTTTAATCGGGTTGAGTAGAAAATCTGTCTGTAAATCAATACCACCTTCCACATCTTCTTTATAACGAATATTTGCGGTATTACCAGGTAAACAGATTCTTTTTAAACTACCCTCAGTAATAGAATAATAGTTGTTCGTGATTTGGCTTCTAGCATAGTTAATTCCGTCTTGATAAGCCCTCTGAGCTGAACTAGCTGGTGTTACAAGTAAGCTACCACCGCTATTTTCTGTATTACTAGAACTTGAATAAATAAGGGCTTTCTCTTGAATTGGCTCTGTAGAAACACCTGGAACTTGCAAATAGTAATAAGTAACACCATTTTTAACTATTGGGAATAATGGGAATTGTGGATTTACTGTTACTCCCAACACACTATCTACAGTATTTGGAATTACATTTAATCTTGAATTAAGTGCCATTCCTTGCCCTGTATCTGAAAAAATGAACAACCTATTATAATAATTGAAGGCAAAATTCTCTACAATATCATCAATTTGTAAAACATTAGCATTAAAAGAATCATCTACACTAGTTGTTTTATAAGCTTCTAAAGGCTGGCATTCTTTGCGAGTTGCAGGGCTTGCATTGTAATAAGTGTTAATATCTGCTCCAAAATTACCATAAAGTATTTGAGGCTTTAAAACTCCACCGCCAACATCAATTAAACCATTCTCACGCCACGCAAAGAAATCTACTCTAGTTACTGCCTCTGTTAATAGCTCTAAATCATTTTTAAAAGCCGTTTCAATTGTAAAAGTATTTGGTTCTGTTGAAATAGAAGTGTAAACAAAGTCTTGACTAAGATTTGCTAGAAAGCCAGACAAGCTACCTGTATAAGCTTGATCAGGATAACTAATAAGTCTAGCTAGCTTCTGACTGCTAGAAAATAAAGTATAGCTATTTTGCAAACCAACACGTCTTTTACCGTCTGCCATTATAAAACCTAAATTAACGTAGTCTGTTTGAATTTTAAGGCTGTTAAACTTAGGATTGGAGACAATGTCATTGTAATAAGGAAAATCCGAATTAAAGGTAATATCTAGCTTATATGGTTGATTTAAAGCTAGCTGGCTAAGTGTTAAATCAATAGTACTATTTGTATCAAAGTTAATATCTCCTAAAACCCTATGGTTTAGAGATGGATCGTATGGGTTTATAAGAGATAATTTTAACATACTTTTTATGTTCTTGATACACAGTAGCCCGTAAACATAGTAGTATTCTCAACTATAGCTCTAGTATTAGCTTGTACATATACCTCCATATATTGTCCTGTTGTCATTGGAATATGGTCAATTGCACCTCCTATATCAATTGGTGTATTTACATTATGTCTTCCACTAAAACGTAACACTTCAGTACCGTTCAAAGCAAACCAACCAGCAGTGTCAACTGCCTTAGCGTCCATGGTCAAAACAGAAGTAAAAGCATATATGCCATCAAAAGGAGCTACAAAACGACTATTAGTTGTATCAAAGTTTGAGCCTAAATCATACAAGCTTCCACCTGAGTCAGAATTAAATGTTACTTTAACATTTCCAGCACCTATAGTTTGAGGCACAGATTTAGTCGCCCGAAATCTTAAATTATCAACTGGAAAATTAAACACAACTACCCTCCAATTAGTGCCTTGAGGAATGAATAAATAAGCTTCACCTGGCAGATATATTGTCCATGAAGTTAAAACTGGTGTAGTTGTTGAAGCAAATGGATTATCAATAGTATCAGGTGCAGAGGCTCTATTAACTGTAATAGTAAAATAGTTATTACTTGTCTTTTGAATTAGAATTGGAAACTTTTGACCTGTAGCACTAGGTAGAGTAACTACTCTATTTGCTGTATTAGGCATTTCTACAGTACAATCACGGTTTTGTACTAAAGTAGCGTTAGCATCTGCTGTAATAGTTGCTTTATTGCCTAATAAAGTTAAAAGGTCGTTTGGGCCATTTGCAATAGTTAATTTGGCGTTTTCAAAGCTACTTGATAAAGTAGAGTTATAAACCGTTGGAACTGGTGTGGCGTATGTATTAAGAGATTGTGCGAACATATGTTTAATGGTAAGATTTTAAAGCTTCAATTTTAACTGAAATATTTGAAGTTGAACTTTTTTGGAGTCGGATTGTATCATTAAAAGTACTAATAACTCCATTTAAAGTTCTCTTTGGGTTAAAATACAAAAAAGAGTTTGATTGTTGTATAATCTGTATATCAGAAGTTAGTATGATAGTTCCGTCAGATTGGTAACATCTATTCTTGACTGAGTTATAATAAAAAGTACTTGGACTGCTTGTTGCTGATCTCCAAGTAAATAATAATCCTGAGTTATTAGTTATATTAGTAATAGATACAGTATCATTTGTAGCCATTGCACTAAGCTGTATTAAGAAAGTTCTATTATCTGCACTACTATCAATTAAATAGCTTGTTGTTTGTACGTCCACTGGCGTACCCACTGTTAATGTTTGATCTATAATCAAGCTTCCACCTAAAGAATAAGTTGTTGGATTGAAAAATCTATCTGTATAAATTAAAGCATTATCATTGTTTTGACAGTCGTAAAATAAATCTAGTTTTTGTTGCAAGGTTAAACTAGATATTGCAATTGTAGCAACTGTAATTCCAGCATCCCAAACTCCAACATCCCACAACCCAACATCCCATTTTTTCTCGCTTACAACAAAAGCACTTTTATTAAAATATGCAATACTACTATCACATGCAAAAACAAAAGGATTTTCGGCTGTAAGCTCTACACTAAATTTAATTGTAGATTGATTAAAATCTTCTTTACTTTTAAACTCTTCTACAAAGCTGGCTGTAACGGTTAAATAGTTATAATAAAAAGTTAAATTAGAATCTATATCTAAATCATAAAAGAAACTTAACTGTCTGTAACCATTCCAAAATACAGATTTTATATAGTCAATATCAAAGTAATCTTTGTTTTGTAATAAAAAACTGACTGTATAGATGTATGCACCTTTTTTAAATTTTTGATCTACAGATAAGTTTATCAGTCCATCTGTTAATCTGTTGTTCTCATAATTTGTTTTTAGACTACTACCCACTCCAATATTTAATTCTGGTTTAGGAAAAATAAAATAATTACTCAAGCCATTACCAAACTGGTATAATATCTTTTGTCTTTTTAAAAATTGCTCTGTACTTGGCATACTAATAATTATAAGCTAAGTTTGAAAAACTAGGCTGTTTATATTGTTCTTGATAAATGTATTGAGTTGTATTACCTGAATTGATTTGTCTGTTATCTGTTTGTTGTGAGGGTGTTTCTATAGTTACTCTTTCGCCCTTAGTTGCCATGAATTGAACTAAGTTCTTATCTACACCACCTTGTCCTCCAACCATAAATTGTCCGCCTGTAGCAAATCTAGGTAATTTATCAATTAAAGGGTTTACTAGTTTATCTGCCCCTGGTATTCCACTTGCAAGACCTTGTAGAAGACCTTTGATAAAATCCATAAATCCATTACCCATTTTTTTTAAATTATCTCCTGAAAAGAATGCCTTTATACCTTCCCAAGCTTTACCCGCTGCATCTTTTATACCTTCCCAAGCTTTTGACCAGTCAAAGTCTCTAAGATAGTTATAAACCCCCATAACAGCTTGTGCTATAAATAAGCCTAATTTTAAAGGTAAGGTGGTAAAGAACCCGATTATCTGACCAAGGGCTTGTAACCAATTGTCTTTAGCCCACAAGACATAACCCACAATCTTTTTAAAAGCATCATTAACCATGTTTCTAAAGCTTTCAACATTCACATAAGCCCAAATCAGACCTGCTGTAAGTAAAGCCACACCTGCTACTACCCAACCAATAGGTCCAGCTAAAACTGTGAATACAGGAGCTAACATTGCAATTAAAGGTGCAAATACAGTCCAGATTGTCATTAAACCTGAAACTACTGTAAGCAAACCTCCAAAGCCTGTTACTGCTAATAATATGTTAGAAACAAATTCAGGATTCTGAGCCACAAAATCTGTAATATTCTTTAGTATTGGAAGTAAATCTCTAGCTACTTGTAGCAGAATAGGCCCAAGGGTTAAAGATAAAGTTAAAGCCATCTTTTCAAATTCTGCCCTAGTCTCATCAGCACTTAACATTCCACTTTCAAGCTTATCTGTAAACCTACCTTGCCTATCAGCAGTCATGTCTAAAAGGCCCATTTGTTTAGCTAAAGCCCTTTCCTCTTTATTTAGGTTTTCAACATTTTTGCCCCTAAGTTTCCCTTCTGATTGTAATAAAGCTAAACCTCTTGGTAAGAGTTGCGAGATATATTCCTCAGTTAAACCTGCAGTTTCTCCTAGGGCTGCCCTTTCACTTCTAAATTGCTCTCCTAATTGCTCTACAGCAGAACCCATGCTTATAGCTTCAACTTTTCCCGCTGCTGAAATGTCTACAAACCTTTCAATAGTTTTTCCAACCTGTCCAACATCAGTCAGCCCACCTTTAACCAGATCAGCTATAGCAGAGGTTAAAGATTGTTTTGGAATAATACCTTTATATTTTTTAAATAACTCATCTTGTAAAGCTGTAAAGTCTGATTGTTTCAAAGCTTTTGGGGCTTCTTTAGCCGCTGCGTTTATTTGATCCAATATGCCTTTTTTTAAAACTTGACCACCACCTACAGAAACACTTGTAGCTTGTAAGTCTTCTAATTTTCTTTTAGCTGGTTCAATATCAATATCAAATCTATTCTTACTTGCCTCCATTTGGCTTCTAAGTTGTATAATTTGAACCTTGTACAAGTCTTCAATTTTTCCTGTCTCTTGGTCAATTAAATCTAGTTTTTTCTGTGCAATATCTTGATCCAGTTTCTTCGCTGACAAAATTGTATCTAATTGAGCTACTTGTACTGCATTGCCAGTTTTAATAGCCTGTAGTCTTTGTAGTTCTAATTGAGTAATATCTTTTTCTAAAGCTTGATCTTCCTGACTTAAAGTATTAAATCCTTTTTGATTTTTTAAACTTTGTATTTCTAAATCTCTTTTTGATTCTATTGAAGATATATTTTGTTCTAAAGCATTTGTCTCATCTTTTAAAGCTCGCTCTTTTCTTTTTATCTGTGCTTCTAGTGATTTTATAGCTCCCTCATTGGATTTTGTAGCTTTACTATTCTCATAAATATCTGCTGTATCAAGACCAATTGCCATTGCTTTTTGCTCTATAGACTTAGTAGAATCTTTTAAAATTGAAGTTCTGGTAAGCTCTGCTGAATTAACAGACTTAATAGCTCCTTCAAGTTGCATATTACTATTTGAAAAAGTTGAAAATAAACCAAACAATCCTTTAATCTGGTTAGTTAGAAAATTAAAACTTATTCCAGATATGGTAGTAGTTAAAGCACTTTTAAACGTAGAGCCAAAGTTTTTTCCACTATTTGCCCCTGCTTTACTAGCCTCAGCATTGCTTTTAGCAAGCATAGACTTAATCTCACCAACAGCTTTGTTGGTTTCTAATACAAGATCAAAAGTTAATTCTTGGCTAGCCACAGATTATTTATAAAACATCTGCCCTCCAAGAAATGTTTTTGTTAGCTAAACTAAACAAGCAAATTATGCAGTTGTCAACTTTTAGTTAAATATGGGTAGTCTCGTTTGTATTCTTTCTTATCCCCTTTATTGACTTCATATTCAAAACCGTTATCATTTGAGTCTGCAATAAATATCTGATACTGTTCTAAAGCTGTTTTCCTTTTAAGATATTCTAAGCCATATATTTTTACTAATCTTCTATGAGTATCAACACGAAACGGTAGCCTAAAATAGTTTTTAGACATCTTGCTTTTACTTGCTAATCTTTTAAGCTCCTCATGTTCAAAAAAAAATCCATGCAATCACTGGACATCATATTCTCTTGCTCTTTTGAAATTTCTTCAAGTAATTCAACAAAGTCCGATTTGCTAAATAATATTTTAGATGGCAGTTCTAAATTCAATATTTTAGCTTCCTCTTCTTTACCAAAGATAAATTCTTTTTCTATCTCTTTTTGAATTTTAAATAAGACTCTATCAGGGTCATTCTCAATTTTTTCTACATTTGTTTTAGTAGAAATTAAATTTACCATTGCTTTTAAAGCTTTGGGATTTTGTGCCAACTTTTCAGGATTTGCTTGTAAAGATTTTTGAATATGATTTGTTTTGATAATTTCCAAAGCTTCTTCCCCGTCCTTAATTTCTTTTTTAAGTTCAGTTCTATTTTCTACAGATAAAGTTTGGTTATCCATTAAGCTTTGTTTAATAGCCTCTATCCGAGCTTTTGCATCTAAATAGTCCTGTGGCATTGGTACATCATCAATATCCTTAAATACCTCACTATTAGAGTTAAATATTTCGGATATTAAGTTTTCATCTTGATTAAGAATTTCTTTCAAAGCTTCAATGTCAATTCCTTGACTTTTCATCTTATCTGCAATGCCAGACTTAAGCTTATTTTGTAAGCTGTAAGTGGTCATGTAATAAGACTCAACAAGATCAATTACAATAGTAGCAGAACCTCTGCAAATGAAGTCCTGTATTTTAAGTTTCTCTTTAAGAGATTTTTTACCTTCCATAGTGTTTTTTTATTTAGTTATTAAATTAAGCTTGTAAGAACTCTGTCATGTATACTCCGTCATTATCTCTGTAAACTTTGAAAGAATAATTTTCTTGGTCAAAGTCCTCGTTGATAGCAGTATCACTAAAAGTAAGTTTTGCTTTTTTAGCAAGGTATTGTTTAACTTTAACATCATTAACAGATAGTTCAAGTCTTAATGGGCCAGTATAGCCATCGTATAATTCTTTATCTTGTACAGAAGGCAAGCTGAGTGCGTTGTTGACAGTGATTGTAGGGATTTTACCATTTCTTAAAGTATTGAATGTCCAAACACCAGATGAAGTATTATAATGATAACCATTAACAGGTACATTAGTTGCTGAGTCGTAACTAATCAATCTATTGCCGTCTATAAGAACCATGTCAATAATATCTAAGTCAGCACCAACATTTAAAGTAATAGCCCCAGCAGAAATAGTTTTAGCTCCAACATTTGTACTGTTTACAGTCTCAATTATGTAAGCTGTTCTATTGATAACTTGAGTACCCATACCTAAGCCTTTTGTGGCTAAGTCTTGTTTCTTTGTAGATACTTTAATTTCCAAACTCTTTTTTGAGATTGTTGATCTTTCAACTTGCTGTCTGCATATCAAGTCAGCTTGATCTACTGATCTTTCAATACCATATTCAGAAACACAGTTTATTCTTGTTTTTAAAACATTACCAATTATTTGTTCGTAACTATCTACAAAATATAGTAAAGCTACTTCAACATTACTTGCAACATCTAAAGTGATTTCAACATCACAAACTACAGCAAAGTTTGGTGTACCTGTGAATGTGACACCAGTTGAGCCTGAAACTTTAAAATCAAAAATCTTTCTTTCCCAAGTGTTAGCAGTTGCAGAAGTTGTAAAAGCACAAACAGACTCATTACTTGCTGTACTTCTAATTTTAACTTTTCCAGCTACAGAAGTTCCAGAAGATTTTACTACTAAAACAAAATGGTTTTTATTAGCTAGATTAAAATTTGTATCATATAACCTACCAGCGTTAATAGCGGGAGCAGTAATAACTACAGTGTTTCTCTGTTGTCCTACTAAAGGTCTTTGTACTTCTGTGTCTGTGTAGTAATAAGTTGTATCGTAAGCATCTCCAACCACTGGGCCATCAACACTTTTAAAAGTTTCTGTACCAGCTGATACTGCTGTGGAAATAGCTGTGTATAAGCTAGAACCATCTGTGTATAGTTTAGTATCAATATCTCTATCAGAAGTTTGGTAAGCATCCCAAGCGACATTTAGAATTGACTTTGTTCCTGCTGAGGTAACAACTGTAGGAGTGTTTATAAGTGACATAGATTAAAATAACCTATGCCCTCCAAACTTTAAGTTTTATTGATTATAGTAAAGACAACATTTATACTTGCTGTCAAATAATTTGGTTGAGTTGTGTCTTCTCTATCAATAAAACCCTCTTGTAAAGAATCTGTAGAATTGTTAGATAAACTTGTACTTAATACTTTACCATTGCTTAGTGTAACCGTATAAGGTAATGCTGTGCTTGTTTCGCTATTATAATTATCTGAAACTGCATTTATTATTTCTTCAAATAATTGTCTAAATGAATATTCATTAACTACAGACTTTTGAGCTAAAGCTTGGATACTATAAACAATTTGTATTTGTTTGCTATCATCTTTAAATTTAGCATTGAGATTTGTATTCCTTAGATCTGATGTGTTTAATAAAAACCCAATTAAAACTTTAATATTTGGATCAAGCTTATTTATATCGCTTGAATTTTCATCGTTACCGTCTGTGACTTTAGCTGTATTCAATAAAGTATTTGAGCTACTACCAGCTACATCTTTAAGCAAAGCATACATAAACTTTTCGCAGTCAGATACTTCAAGTTTATTTGGATTGTTGGGTTTGTATTTATATGAACCAACTAATGTATAAGGCATAATTATTTCTTTTTAATATCATTTAAGGTTAATTTAGCACCTTTGACAAGCCAGTTTCTTTCCCCATACTTTCTTGACGTACTTAATCCAAGCAAAGGAAAAACACGCCAACCTCTTGGTACATCATTTGGAGTTTTAAATCTTATTATCAATTTTTCACCTTTCCAAAAACTAACTGCTGTTGTAGCTTTTTTAGTTCCACCAGTTAAAATTGGTCTTTTAGCAAATAAGGTAAAAGCTTTTTGAACATTAACATTAGCGATAGCTGTCCAAAAACTTTGCTTCTGTCTAACTTTATCAAACAGCCCTTTTTTAATTATTGCCTCTGAACCAGCTCTAAAGCCTAAATTTGCCATTAGCTATTCTTTTTAATATAACCTAAAGAAATAAGTTTTTTAACTTCTTCCTCTACGTTTAAGCCTTTTTCCTTATAATCTTCTAAAACAGCCTCTAAAGCCTTCTGATCTTCATATAAATCTGTTCTAAGTATTGTGTATTGTGTTTCTTGAGTTTTAGCCATAGTTAAATAAATGTTAAAGGTTGTTTGTTGATGTTGTCAAAATAATCCTCCCATTGCACAGCTTCGTTGTCTGGGTGCAAATTACTAAAGACTGCATAACGAGCAGAGTCGAGACAGTGGTCATTACCGTCACTAGCTTCAAAACTAGAAGTCTTTTTATTTTCTATCCAATGGTATCTATCAAGCTCGAATTTAATAACTTTTTTAGTTTTACCAAAATTATCTTGCACTTCCATCTCCACATAAAATACTTCGTAATTAAGCATAAAAGATATTTGTGGAGTTCTCGAGTCTTTACCCTTACTTGCTTTATCAATATTCGTTATACCAGCCAATTGTAGCTCTGCTATGGCTTCTGGTCTATGGTCAGCATAAAACTTGGAATATCCAAACCCTCCAATATCTGTCTTGATCTTAATTGCAAGGGTTGAGGCAAGCAAACCCCTATCATAAATAATCGGTTTTATAAACAACTTATCCCTAGCCTCTCCATCTTTTTTGTATTTAATTTTGATTTCAACCACACTTGATACATCTTCACTAAACCCAAAGTCAACCCCATAAAACAAATCTTTATCAGATTTTACTGCCTCATATTCAGTCTGCGGTATCTCTGTCCAATCTTTGAATATCTTTCCAGCCCTACCATTGCCAACTAAGCCTAAAGTTTCTGTATAATACGAGTATGGGTCGTATAGTTTGGTTCTTTCATACTGTTCAAACAATAAAGCTTTCCAGGCTCTTTCTCCTAAATTATTTACAATAGATTGTTTAAAAAATAAGTTATCATAGATAGTTGAGAAACAAAAATGATTTCCAAGCTCTTCAAAAGTCATTCCGTCCTGTCCTTCAATCTCGCCAGACTTAGGTTTTAACAAACTAAAACCTTCAAACTCACTAGGCACAAGATCAAAGTACTTATTAACAAGCCAGTGATCGGCTGGCGGTGTGTTGTAAGCACAAATCAGTTGAGGTTGTACGAAAATACCAGTCAACGGGTCTTTAAATGGTCTAGCCATTGTTACAAGTAACTGATCGTACATCTCAGCAGTCGGCAACTCTTTCAGCTCTTCAATAAAAACGTGAGTAATATTACTATAACCTTTTAGTTTTTCTTTTGTGGACTCATCGTTGCTAAAAGAGTCAACATAAACTTGGTGAGACAATTCACCATAACCAACTCTAAGATTAGGGGATTTGATTTGCATTGTTCCCCTGTTCATGTCTGCTTTTTCTATATCTTTGTAGCTTTGACCAATGTCTTTAGTAACTACATCAATCAAACCTTGGAAAATAGATTTTTTAGCAGACTCTTTAGTAGTACGCAAAAGCAGTATACGGCAATTATGACCTGTATAACCTCTAAATAAGTATTCTTGCATCTTACGCATTAAATAGGACTTAGAACTTCCACGACCTCCATATAAATGAAAAGCCCTGTAAATTGTGTTTTCAATAAACGCCCTAAATGTTGGCTCAAAAACTGGATTTATTTCAGGTGAAAAAATCTCATTAGTTTTTAAATATTGCTGTAATTCTTCAGGGTTTAAATCGTTTATGGCTTTGTCTAAGCTATCCATAATTAGTTGACTAAGTTGGTGATTATTCTAATTTCATTAGATGTAAATTGTCCTTTCTCATCTCGTTTTTGCTCTCTGGTTATGTATTTTTTCTCTACTAAAGCGGATAAAGTTTGATCTGTTCTGTCTCTACCATAACCAAATAAGACTGGAAGTTGTGATTCTTCTACTTTGATTATATCTTGCTTGCTGTTAATCCTCCCAACTAAAGCAGACAAAGCACTGAATTGATTTTCATCTAAAGTATCAGGAAATAATTTTAAGAATGATTGTTTAATTGTTACCGCCATATACACTGAAAACTAGGGTATGGTCGGCAAATTGTCAACAAAAATCACCTACAGTTGAACGTAAGTGATTATGAGGCTTGAAAAATTACTACATAAAACAACCTTGTATTATGTATAAATTAAAATATACTGTTTGTCAAGGTTTATTGAAAGTTAGATTACAATCTATACTGAAAACCAGTATACCGTAAGGGTTATGATATATTAAAGTTAATAAAGTTTGACAAATTAAATATTATTATTTATGGTGTTGTTATGCCTAGAACTAAAGGAGCTAAGAATAAGATTAAGAAATCTAAGGAGGAAAAGATACGCTACAGCTATATCTATGCTAGTAAGTTTATTGCTGAAATCGTGAAAGGTGTAGCGGAGCAGTCCAACTACACACTTTCAAAACTGCTTGAACAGCTAGTCATGCAGAACATCACCACAACACAGCTTGAAGATGACACATATGAACACACCTTGACACTAAGAAAGCGTGAAGTAGCCAAGGTAATCAGTGCCTTGGCTACTGCCCCAAAGATTGCTTGGAAGGCACGGAAGCCTAGGAAGCTAAAAATGAGAGGTTTATTAGATATGTAGAAATATTTGTTAATGATATAATTACTATGAATATTTTATATCAAACTTATCAGAATTCTCAAGAATTTAAATCAAATCGATTAAATTTTGTAATAGAAAAAATGAAAAAAACTAAAATTACAACCCAAGAGTAAGCCCCAGTATGGGGCTTTTTGTTGACATTTTGATTATTATACTTATAAATCAAACTATGAATAAAAAAACTGAAAACAGAGGCGGAAAAAGGCTAAATTCTGGCAGGAAAAAAACAACAGAAAGTAAAAAATCAACTCAAATTTATTTATCAGATTTTGATATTATTGAAAAAATTGCAAATGATCAAAAAGTAACTAAAATTATGGCTTTAAAGATTGTTATTAGATCTTATTTTGATTTATATGTTGACAAATCAAAATAAATATTTTATACTCTTTATTAGAAGTTGAGACACTTTTCAGATCTCACTTTTAATACACTTTTATATGTCAATAACATTCGCAACAATCAACACAATAAGCTCTCTTTCTTCACAAAATGTAGACTTTAAAGTTTTAACAGATATCGATGGAATTTCAGACCCATCTTTTGAAACTAAAATTGAGATTGATTTTCAGTACGAAAATCTAATCAAATCTTTAAATGGATTTATTTCAACTATGAATATAAATTCAGATGTAGTTGACTCTTACTTTAAAATTTGGAGTAAAAACAAAGATATTGATTCAGCCGAACTAGACAAATTAGTAAGAATTGAAAATGGTTTTGAAGCTTAATCCTAAAATTTATGTTACAACATAAATTACTATTTAGTACCGTATCTGACAGAAAAGGATACGGTATTTTCCGAAAAAGTAAGGATGAGTTAGTTGCAGTCGATCTGCATTCTTTCAATGTGACTGTACAAGCTATTGAAGATGAACTTAAAAGTCAAGGCTTTACCGAAATTCCTGAACAAATGAAACCGCAAATTAAAAACATATTAGCTCAAAATTTACACTTCAAAACTTACAAAAATGTTTCTAAAAACAGCAAAGTTGGCAAAGCTAGACACTTAAATATTGATGTAGAAGTTGCGGGAATGTATATCGACATGAAAAATATTGTAATTAAATTAGTCGGCGAAATTGGTAATTTACCAATTTTTGATTATAATAATATAATCTCAATTTAGTGATTGACAAATAACTAATATTCTTTTAAACTTCTAATAACTTACTTTGCTTGTCGAAAAAATAAGTAATTACCAAAACCACCTCACAAAGGTGGTTTTTTGTTGCCAAAATTCATTTATTTTGCTTGTATCATTTAAAAAACAAGAACTTGAGGGGCATGGTATTACTAAGCAACAGTATGACAATTTACAAGAAAGTCAAAACAGAAAGTTAAAAGATATTGATGTTAAATTATCTAGACTTACAAACTCACAGGAAAACCAGCTAAAAAGCAGCTGTTGATATATTATACTAATAATAAATATACTTGTTAAGAGAAAATACACAAAAACACCTAAAAACTGACAATATTTTAAATAATGCCTTTAATTTCCAAAATTAGCCACTTTAGTTTATTTGTGATATAAAGCATTGACTTGCTAATAAAAACGCCTAAAAAGACTATTTTTTAAGGTCAATATTGTCAGTTTTTAGGTGTAAATTTTAGATACTGTTTTTAGTATATTTTAAAATAAAAATATATATTTTTTACATTATTTTTAAAAAATATAATGTCTTTAAACCTTTACTGTATAAGGGTTTTAGGGTTTACTTGTTATTTTTCTCTTGACAAGTATATTTATTTGTTTTATAATTTGTATATTGAATTTGAAAGACTTTGAAAACGGACAGTAAGCTATAAGCTGAAACGTCAAAAGGTTTTAAAAATTTAATACAAACCGCAAACCTTTTTATATATGTCTACGCAATCAAGTTTCACACTTTTGGAAATAAAGGAATTACTTCCAAAATACAGCACACAACAGTCTTTTTATAAAAAAGCTTACGTCTTAAGAGATGACAGCAACAATGTAGCTTTAAAAAGCTACACGACTATAGTAGCTGAAATAATTAACGGAGAAGTAAAAATATCTGGAGAATATTCAAGAACTACAATGATTCACATTCGAGAATTTTTAAAACAGTACGATTCAAGTTTTGACACTTCTTTAAAAAATATTCGTGCAATTATTGCAAATAACTAAACCTTTTAATTTAAAATATACCTTTTTATATATGTCTACACGTCAAGGAATTTATTCAACTTTTGCAAAACTTAAAACAACATCTCAAATGTATCAAGATACAGATATTGACTTTAATTCAATTTATGGGGGTTACAGACTCACAAATAAATCAGGTAGCAGGAATTTGACTAATAGAATGACCGTTAAAGTATTTTTAGCGTTTTTGACTGGTTTACTTTTCGCAATAACTGGCGAATTATATTAAATAATTTTTTTTATGTACATTTTTAATGAAAAAATAATAAAAATATAACCAACTAAAACCTTTATTTGATAAGCTTTATAATCCTATTTAGTCACTTTTTTCTTAACAAGTCTAAATATTTGTTTTATAATAAAAGCAGTTAAAAAATTACTATATGCATTGCATAATCACTACCGCCCTTATTTTCACAAGTCTTTTTTCTTTCCTTTCTTTTGCACAACCAGACCCAGAATTTAAACAATCAATTCAGCTTGACGGGTGTTCGTATAGAACAGCTAACAAGAAACATTGTTTAGATGATCGGGAGCTAATGAAATACAATCAGCTCAACAATGACGGCACAATTTGCACGGCTCAATATTTCAGTATTTGTGTCGACGGTATGACACCCTTTGAATTAGCAGAAGTTGAAGCTTTTGCAAGTTTAAATCAATAACTTTTTAAATATTTTTATTTTTTATATATGCTTTCTGCTCTTAACCTTACTTTTGTTAAATCAATTAAACTTATTTTAGCAGATAACCAAGATTTTACTTTTAAATTGTATCAAGATAATAAAAATAGCGTATTCTTTTACTTTTATAGAATAAATCAAGATCGTTATATCTTGCAAAGAAGCACTTGTATAAAAGAAAGTCAAATAAATGATGAAATTAGAAAATGGTATCATTCACTTAGTGAAAATGAAAGGTTAGAAGTTGAGTTAGAAAGAAAACAAGATAATATAGAATACAAAAGAAAAATAAAAAATTATGATGCAAGGTGTCGTTATGCGTTAAAACATGGAAAACCTAAACCTATTTTTGATTAAATTTTATTTGTGTTTTATGTCTAAAAATCAACTAATTCAACAGCTCGAACAGATCCAAAATTCCAATCTTTCAAATTCCAATTTATTTAAAAAATAATATGTCCAAAACCTTTCAAGCAAAAGCTAGAACTAAAATCAGTAAACTACTTAATAAACGTTTAGAAACACAAGAACAATTTGACTTTTTTAAGTTAATTTTTGAGGAAATGAGAGCAAGTTTTACATCTATGAATGATAAACAAATTTTATCATATTTGTTTAAAAATAAACAAATGTATGCAGTTTTAGCAAGCGAGATTTTAAGAATTAACAAAATTAGCAAAAAACAATTTTATCAATTATAGTTTTTAATTTTAATTGTTTTGGCATTAGCTTTTTAAGAAGTTTTTGATGTTATTTAGCAAGTTGCGAAAGGTGAGTAAGTAAAGTAAAATAGAAAACAAAATAAATCAAATTAATGAAATTTTGTTCTATCATTCTAGTTTACCTTTTTAAAATCAAATCCGCCTAATCAAAAACCCTTTTAAATAGGGGTTTTTTCGTGGGTGGCTAGGCGTATATTTGACAAAACCGCCTAAAGCTAGGCGTAATTATGAGGCGTTTATGCCAGATTTTACTAAAAAATGGAATTATGACAAGATTAAAATTGACTATTATAATTCTGATTATAGCTCAATAAGCTTGTATTTAAAAGAAAAAGTTGGAATGAGTGACGAACAAATAAATGGCGGACAAACTAGGCGGAAGCTAGGCAAGTTTAGAATTGTGGACGAAGCTAAGAAAAATAAAGGGTTAAAAAAAGATATAAAAAGCCTGTTAAAAAATCCAGAAGGATATAGTTTAAAAGTTGAAAATATGGTCAAAAAAGGCTTTTTAGCAAAGTCTAGTTTAGCGACTCTTAAACTATTTAATAATTATTTTAACATAATTAATAATTTTGACATTGGAATGCAGGAGGGTTTGATTAATCCGATTGAGGCATTAAAGCAAGTGCCTAATTTGCAATTGTTGTGGGAAATTATACAAAAAGCTGAAACTAGAGTCATTGAGAGCATGGGAGATGATTATAAACCCAGTATGAATTTAAAGTTTGAAGGTCAAGAGATTGATGGAGAATTGATGGAAGCGTTAAGGGAGTATCAGAGTAAAAAGGCTGGATTTGGTGGAGAGAATGGTAACGTATATCAACCTCAGATATTGCTGAAAACACTCGAGGTCAAGACAACAGAGCCAACCAACCAATCAACTAAAGACAATTAAGTAGTATTATATACTCTACTGCCTACCTATACGTGGCTATTTAATCACGTTTAAAGGTATCTATCTTGTACGGTGCGTATAATCATTATTATACGAAACAAAACTTATAAAATAAAAAGTATAGGGGGGGGTGTCCTACAG